CTTGAAGAAGCCTTTGGCTCCTACTGGTTTCGCCTTCTCCGTGAAGCCGGTGACGACCCTGAGTTCGCGGTCGAAGCTGTACCTTTAGCAGAAGCTTTGAAGGTCCGCGTTATCACTAAAGGTCCCCCAGCGGCGCAGACGGTTATGAAGCCTTTACAGAAATATTTGTTTAAGGCTCTTTCCCGATTGCCGATGTTCAAGTCCCTCAATATTGGTGGAGACCTCACAGGTGCCGACTTCCAGAAGCAGCTCGGACGTTTACGTCCTGGCTTCGGATGGCTGTCTGGTGACTATGAGGCCGCTACCGATAATCTTGAGTCTTGGGTTTCTGAGACGATCTTTAATGAGATAGCAGACCGAATCCATTTATCAGACACCGAGCGTCGTATTGGTTTGCGTCTGTTGACCGGTCACACTTTCTACCCAGACTCGTCTGAGTCAGGTGTGCCCCAGCAGACCGGACAGTTGATGGGTTCGATTATTTCGTTCCCTATCCTCTGTATCGCCAATGCGGCTCTCTGTCGTTCCGTTATTGAATTCGATCGGTCCTTTACGCAGTCTGGTGCTTTTCGTCCGCAAGTTATTGCGCTTGGAAAGGCACCCCTTACGATCAATGGGGATGATCTCGTATTCCCGTGCAGTCTTGCCGCCCGCCACTTGTGGTCGTGGATTGGCAGGAATGTGCTGGGTCTTAAGGAGAGTGTTGGTAAAACTTACTGGCACCCTGACTTCTTCGAAATGAACTCTAGACTCTGGTGGTACGACAACGCCGCCGTCGAGGTACCTGGTACCCCGACCACTCGCGTTCGTCCTACCCCTTTACTCAACATGGGCCTCCTTCTCGGTGTTAAACGATCGGGAGGGGCTGTTGGTCCCGCGGAGGCGGTTAAGTCTTCACGCGACCTCAGTCTTGGTGAGCGCATGAGGTATTTGTATACAGAGTCCAGGGCTGGGCCCGGATTTGATGTTGACGCCTGGGGTCGGATCAGTAAGCACTTCATCGATCATCACCGTGAGGTTTTGAAAGATGTACATGTGCCCTGGTTTGTCCCGGAGGCGTTTGGTGGTGTGGGTTTGATTGGTGAGATGAGTGAGATGGACTTTAGGTTGGTCCGAGCAGCAGCGTTAAACGACGTTAAATTCGCTCGTTTCTCGGGTTGTGATTGGAAGACATGGCAGTTAGCCGGTCGACGCATTCACGATTATGAGTACGCTACTGTTCGTCCAAGTCCTAAAGAGATGAAGGTTGAAAAGGATGTTATGTCCCTATTGGTGGTCAATGTTTTCTTTGACTCCAACTATGGGCTCCACGATCTTGTTTCTTCCTCCGAGGCTGATAGTTCCATGAAGTTTCTTCGACGGAACGAGCATCTTTGGAGGAAGCTTGAACGTGGTGTGTACGGCTATCCTGCCGCACACTGGAAGATCGTCGATTTTGAGGGTCAGTCTACTGAGATTCATAGGGAGGAATTTGCCGAATATATTCGTGCGGTTCGTCCCACCAGTCTCGTAGTCCCATTCTCTAATCGTCTTTCTACACGTGACATTTATTAAATTTGCAGATATGAGGC